TAGCATTTTGTTGAGTTATTGTAGATATAGTTTCTACATCCATACCTCTATTATTCATATCTAAAATCATCTGTGTAGTTTGTTCATCAATCACAGGACCTGCATTTTCAAATCCTATTCTCCCACCGTTAGCTGCTTGTGCATATGTAATAGCCATTTCTTCTGGTGAATATTTTCTAGATGCAACCGTTGGTAAAAAATTCATGTCTGCTGCTAGTCCTTGTTTTTGATTCAATAAGTTTGCAGCTTTTTTATATTCTGCTAAGTTTAATGCTGTGTCATCACTAGGTAAACCTGGATTATCTGCATCTGTTTTTTTAGTAAACAAACCTGCTCCAATACCACCGACTATTGGTACAATGTTTTTAGATATGGACCCCAATATGTCACCACCTAAAGTTCTATCTTTACCTGTTTCAATACTTGTAATTTTTCCTAATTGATCTGTTATAGGTTTAGATTTATCAATAACATAATCTTTTGCTTTGCCCAGTTGTTCTAATATTGTTCTTCGTCCCTGACCCCCAGTTAATAATTGATCACCACCAGCTACAATAGCAGCTGTTAATAATGGGTTTTCTTTAATTTCATTTGGAATTAAATCATCTACAACTTTATCTTTTGCTTTTTGAAACCATGATCCAATACCATATTGTTTTCTACCATCAGCACCCATGATACCACCATACGCTGCCATCTGTCTGTCAGGTAATACTGGTCCTGTAGGTTTAGGTTGAAAAGGATTAACTGGTTTTGTAGGATCGTTTGGTAATGGAGTGCCACCAGACATTTGTCCTTCGGCCATTGTTTGATCTAAAAATTGTTCAAGAGTCATAGGTTCCATACCTTGCTCCATCATGTCATCAACGTATTTTAAATACTCTTCTTCTAGTTGAGCCATCATCATTTTCTCCATCTCTTGTGGAGATTTCGGACCTTCATTACCACTATACTTGATAGATGGTGCGTTAGTCTCTAGCTCTTCTGAAATTTGTATATCTTCTATTCCCATGGTTTTGCTACTTTACTTTGTTTTTCCTATTAAATCAAGAGGGGGCATAATAACTTTTACGTCCTGTGCCATCTCTTCTGCCTTATAACCCTTGGCTACCCAGTCTTTTCTTTCCTTAAAAACTTCACCGGTCTCAAGGTGTCTGTAAGTCTCTTCTACACTGACAGCATCTAGAACAGGTACGTCTTGCCCATTTATTTTTGTAGTTTTCATTACTCTGTTACCTCTTTTTTTATGTTTAAATAACTAATACCATAACTATAAGCATCAGTGGTGCTCGATTGAATAGTAAGACCAAATCCTCCACCTACTATGATTAAAGGTTGTGTTAGTAATTCTTGACTTACGTTAGCAGTTAAAGGAGCTGTATAAACAACACTTACTAAACTTGGAGTGCCATCAGCGTTAGTAGCTGCAGCATTAACAAGAATTTTAGGTGTTCCTGTTGAAAAAACAAGAATAGATTTAATAATATAAACTTCATTAGCTAAAGGAAAATTTTCACCTGCAGCATTTTCTCCAAAAGGAAAAATTGGACTTCCTGTTGTGTCCCCACTTTTTCCTACAAATTTATATTGGTTTACTGTTGCCATTAATCTAAAAAGAAACTTCTAGCTTCTATCTCCTGTTTTATTTCTTCTTGAAACGTTGTGTTTAATTTCTCTAACACAGCATCTAAATCTCTTACTAAAGATTGTGCCACATCTTCTTCATACTCTGAGCTTGCTCTAGTTAATGTTTGTACTATCTTTGCCATAGGCTAGCTATCCCTCCTTGGGCATAACCTGTTCTACCTCTACCAGTTTTATTACTAAAAGAATCAGATGCTCCTACGCTTCCTGAATCACCACCAGTATTATCGTTGTTACCACCACTACCACCAGCATTTATGTTTTGTAAATTTTTTAATTGATTTTTTTCTATAGTTTTTTGTACATTATAATCTTGAATATCTGCTATTTCTTTATTTAATTTATCTAACCTATCTTTAGGCATTGTATTTTTATATTTATTTTTATATTTATTTAATTGTTTTTCATAATCATTAGTTCCAAACAGGGACACGACGTTCTGATCACTTAATATAGAATCAGATCCATATTGAGTTAGACCGCTATCTTGATTTGATCCTATCATATTATTAAAATTTAAATAATCCATTTGACTTTTAAGAGCTGGATTATAATTCATTGAACCTGGTCTTAATGGGTTTCTTAAATAAGCTAAACCCAAACCTCCAGCCATTAAGGGCAACGCCATTCCTATACTACCACCACTTGTTATACCTGTTATACCTCTTTGAAGTAAATTTTTTTTAGCCATGTTTCCAACATCAAGAGTTTGTCCACCCATGCTAATTGCATACTTAGGGTTTTGTTGTTGTTTATCTATACCTAAAAGTTTAGCAGCATACTCATAACCATATTTAGCAGCTAGTGTTTGTAATAAAGCTTCCATTATCTTCTTCCTCCAGTTTGTATATCTAGTCTAAAAGTACCTAGTTTCCAACTAGTATCTACTGCTGTGTTAGATATTGTAAGAGCTATTGATCTAGCTCTAGCACGTGTGTCTACTTTTGTAGTGCTTGATGAAATGGTAAATGGTCCAAGTGATGAACTGGCTGCAGTGTCACTAGGATAATTTCTTAAATCTAATTGTATAATTGTATTACCTGCCTGTGATATAAAGTCTGGAATAATTCTACTAACCCTCATTATGTTTTCACCATCGCCTCTGAGATCACCTAAATTGGTAGCAGCTCCCCTTACAACTTTTTGTGTGATATCATAATCACCTGAAGTAATATCTGCTGGAATAGCTGTCGTAACACCTAACCTAATTTGATTAAGTCCAGTTTCATGTTCATAGTAATATGAAATTCCATCTGTATTACCTTCAACATCAAAAGATGTATCCGTACCTGCATCATATTGTGTTGCATGTGGTAAACCAAATACAGCAGAATCTTGCCAAGTTGTTCTAATAAATAAAGGACTTGCATTTACAAACCATATAGGTCTTTTGGCTGTTGAATCTAGATAACTATAAGTAACAGATTGTGTATTAACATTAGAGTCAGCTTCTGGATAAAACCATGTGATCTCGCCAAACAAGTTATTAATACCGCAATAAATAAATTGATTTGATGTTGTGTTAAGATTATCATAAACGTAATCTTCAACTAAGCAATCCATAGATTCTAGTTTACCTGTGTATCTAAAAAAACCGTTATCCGACATCCAGTAAGCAGCACCATCAACTTCTACAGCTGCATTTTTACCAATCAGTCCACAGTTAGTTCCAACCTGTTCATAGGCAAATGTAAAAGGAGTTCCAACAAATCTCATAGTAAATAAAGATGTGTCAGACCAAATGTAGATTGCATTTCTACCAAGCTTAGCACCCATGATCCGTGATCCAGAGGCCAGTCTTTGTGTACCAGCACTGTTGGTTGCTGTAGGTCGATATTCATTTATATTTTCTTGTGATGAAAATCTTATAAACATATCGTCTTGTGTAGTTTTATCTCCAATAGTTGTTTCAGTTCCAAAAAATACTAAGTGACGATCTGGAGTTGATACTAACATATCTCTAGACGCTGTTGGTGCACCTGTTATTATAGTGGCTCTAGTTGCTGTTGCGTTAGCTAAATCAGCATTCCATTCAAAACATTCACCATTAAAAATTAAAGCAATTGCCGTGCTTCCTAAATTATCTATAGACCACATACCAGGCTCTGCAACTTTATCCGTGGTCGATGCTGCTTGGCCCCAAGCAGAAAAAGCACTATGGTTAGTAACAGTTGCACCGGTGCTGTGACCAGCGTTAGTTGTTCCTCTAACATTTCTAGTAATTCCTGTAAAACTTGTAGATGTAATTCCTGTGTAAGATATTTCTTCTGTGCCTACTTGTATAAAATTTGTTCCTGTGCTTGGAAATCCAGTTGTACTAGCTACATTAATCGTGGTTCCTGTTCCACCCGTCCCTGCCGAGTTAGCAGATAGTGAACCATTCAACGTAGTTGTTTGTGGATTAGTTACTGAACCACCCCATTGAGATATACCATAACCAAAGACTCCAACTTGTTCAGCTGGACCAACATGATAATATTGAAAAAAAGTAATACCTCCAGAATTTGTAGCACCTGCCCCACCTTCATTACCAGGCATTGTAATAGTAATAACAGTAGTGCTAGGAGCACTTGTTACCATAAATTTTTTATCAGCAAAATCTGCTGCTACAAAATTAGAACCTGTAATAGCAGTAAATGTAGTTGCATTATCAAATAAAATAATATCACCTGCTTGAAAAGTAGTTGGGTTTGCAAATGTAATGGTAACGGTCGGTGATCCGTTAGTCGTGCTAAATGCATTTGTAATAGCTGTACCTGTTGGATTAACTAAAGGATGTATATCGTAGTATACTCCTCCTGAATAAGCATATAAAATTCTATTAGTTCCTATAAGAGAATATTTAATACCTTCTTTACTAACCATGTGATGTAACCCTCTAGCTGCACCAGTTAATTTATTTTCACCTAATTGTGACCAACCACCTATTTTTTCTGGTGTACCATACCTAAAACGTACGTTCGTGCCTCCAGTCCATTGAGACTCGGCTCCTGTAGATGTAACTTGTTTATTGAATCC